CATAAGGAATTTCTGTTGCAATTAAACATCTTTCAGTTGAATCAAAAGATACAACAGACCGCAACTTACAAGCAAGTCCAGTTCCCTTTTTAAGGCTTTCTTTTACTTCGGACTCATTAAGAAGAATTGCGCCACTCGCAAAGTCCGGCGCGCAATAAATCTCCTCAAAGTCAATATCTGGATTGTCGAGTAGTTTTTCAAGTGCGGCATTGACATCTTTGATGTTAAATTGCGGGCAACTAAAAGCTGCACCTACACCGATGCCCATACCGCCATTAACAATTCCATAAAAGCCCTTTGTGGGGAGAATGGCAGGATACTGTTCTGTATCGTCATAATTATCTCGCCACTCGTTAATGGTATTTTTCTCTATATCTTCAAACAAGTAATTTGCCAGTTGGGATAGTCTTGAAGAAGTATAACGAGGCGCAGACCAGTTACCGCTTAGGACAGGGTCGCCGTTAGAACCTTCCACTTCTACGAAAGGATATCTCATAGCAAAATCTTGCGAAGCTCGCATTATAATTCCTTCGCACGAACTATCGCCATGGATATACATACGCATTGCACTACCAATAGCCTTTAGGGTTTTCTTAAAGGGTTTATTGTGAGTGAATTTATCTGTATAAAGGCAATAGAAAATTTGTCGCGCCGAAGGCTTCAGCATATCGCGCACATCGGGAAGTGCGCGAGATTGAAGGACGGCGCCAGAATATTGCGCGAAGGAGTCTTTTATAATAGGAGTTAAATTCATTTGTTTCCTCCTTTCAACTTACATATATATTATATAATAAATTTAGAAAACTTTCAAACTTTATTATTCTTTAATTTCTTTTCCAAAAATAATTATAAGTTTCAATTTTTCATTGTCGAATGCGAAAAAGGGAACTTTTTCATCATCTTCTTTTTCAACTAAAATTCTATTTAAAATGGTATAAGAACATTCAATATCTGGCATTTCATAATTTTTTCCATTAAAGAAATATTTCATGATTATTCTCTCACCTGTGAAAAATTAACTTCTCTTAAAATTTTAAAAATTCTACCATCTAATCCAAGAATAATAATACTAATATCATTATTTCTTGTATCGTAATATATTAATTTATTATTGTCAATAATTTTAAAATAATCTAAATTTGTATCATTTTCAAAAATTTTAATTATTTCTTTTGTAGTTTTTCTCATAATTATTCTCTCACTTCCGAAAAGTCAATTTCATTAAACACAAATTTTCTTCTTGGCTCTACATCAACGCCCATCAAATCTTCAAGCAGAACCTTCGCACTCTCATCCACTTCAAGAATATCCATTCTCTGATATTCACCAAACATAGACTCCTGAGCCATTTCGGGAGAGAGCGCGCCCAATCCCTTGGCACGAGTGACTTCACCACGAATCTTTCCTCTCACTTTATTAAACTCTTCATCAGTAAAGTAGTAAGAATAAGTCTTGCCATTCTTTACAATATACAAAGGAGACCTTAACCAACAGAGTCTTCCCTCGTCAAGGAACTTTGGCGCGAGATAATGAAGTGCTGACATAATAAGCAAAGCGATATGCCCACCATCGCTATCAGCATCGACACAGATGCCAATCTTTCCATAACGAAGCTTTTCGCTATTATACTTATTGGGAATAATATTCATCGCACTAAGCAAAAGCTTAATTTCTTCATTTTCAAAAATCTTATCATCTGGATGTGCGAGACAGTTCAACATTTTACCACGAATTGCTAAGATACCATATTTCTTATAATCGCGCGCCTTAGCAATAGAGCTTGCCGCAGAATCACCCTCCACAATAAGCAGAGTAGAGTCCTGTCCGAGATATTCAGCGTCCTTTAACTTGTCGGAAGAAAAGACTTTTCGCTTTTGATTTTTTTCGATGTCCTTAGTTGCTTCCAAAACTTGCTTGCGCGTCTTCTCAGCAGCAGCCTCAGCCTTAAGTTCTCTGGTGAGTAGTTCAAGCACCTTATCAAATTCGTCCTTATGACGATGCTCAAACTGTTCAAGCATTTGAGTGGTTGCGCGCTGGCATAGGCCACGAAGTTCGGGGTTGTTTACTTTCGTTTTGGTTTGATTAGCGAAAGAAGGATTAGGCACTTTACAGGTTACTGCATAGAAAAGTCCTTTGCGTAGAATATCTGGTGCGGCTTCACCTTTCAGCTTCTTCTTAAAGAAGTTTGTAAGTGCGGTTTTAATACCAGTTAAGGAAGTGCCGCCTTCAGAGTTTTCAAGACCATTTGTGAACACGTGCCAAGTTTCATTGCGGCCGCCAGTCCAACCCATTACAATTTCTGCTTCAATTTTATCTTCTTCTACAACGATATGCAAAGGAGTTTTGTGAAGAAGTTTTCCGCCCTTTTCTTTCATAAGGTCGATCAAGCCATTTTTAGAAAGATAGGTTACTTTTTCATTTGTGATATGATTATGAAGAATGAAGGAGATACCTTTAGACAAATAAGACCAGTCTTGGCACATCTTTTTAATTTCTTCAAAGTCGAATTTGACGGGTTCAAGATTATATACTTCCTGGGAAGGAACAAAAGTTACAGTTGTTCCACTATGACGAGTTACACCTTCTTCAAAATCTCCAATCATAAAATTGGTTTTAATACCTTTTTCCAGAGTCAGAGCGGCAAGCTTTCCATCTCTCACGCTTGTCACATGAAAATAATCAGAAGACAACGCTACACCCTTCGCGCCAATACCATTCATGCCTGCTACGTTTTGGAAAATTTTATCATTAAATTTTGCACCAGAATGTGCCATTGTGTAAATCGCTTCGAGTGCCTCTGTGCCGTCATCGCGCAATCCAAAAGGGCAACCACGACCTTCGTCAGCAATTTTAATACGATTGCCTTCATATAAATCAATTGTAATTCTATTACCAAACCCCATTGTTGCTTCATCAATGGAGTTGGTGATAATTTCTCTTACACATTGGAGTACCCCTTGATTATCTGCGCTGCCCATATACATGGCAATACGAGAACGGATTGCCGTTCTAAAATCAAGAGTTTGAATATCATTTGCTGTATATTCAGTCATTTATTTTCTCCTTCCTATTTAAAATTGAAACATATATTCACTTTCCAAATATTCTTTATGTTTCTCTGCTTCTTCTATTGTTCGAAAAGTACCTCTAATTCCTTTGAGAACTACGCCAAAATCAGGAAGATTATCCACAAAGTATATACCATCCCAACTATCAAGTCCAAGATACCAATACTCTCCATCAAAACAATAATGGTCATACATTATATAACAAGAAATATAATAATATTCATACTTCCAATTTTCTTTATCAAAATAACCATTTGGATGTGCTGTTTTTAAAATTTTTAAATCTGCTTCTGTAAGACAATTTTCTTTTGTTTTATCAACAACATAACAATAATTATGAATTCCATCAAGAGGATATTTTTCTTTCAACTCTTCATAAGATGAACATTTAATCATGATTATCACCTTTCTATCTCATTATATATTTATTATACCATAAAAAAAGGAGAAAGTCAAATTAACTTTCTCCAAAATTTTTAATGTTTATTTCTTCCAAGATAACATATATTAAATATTGCTAAATTTTTTGCTTTTTCAATTGATTTTGATAAAGTTTCTTGTACTTTATTTATATCTTCAAAAGTAGTAATTTTTTTCTTAACAGATATTTGCGAGGTTCCTATTGAAAAAGATAAATATCCTTCCTGCTGGAAATGATAACTCACTAAATAATCATACATTTTCATTTTAATTCCACTCCTCAGCCCATTCATTCCTCTTTTTTCTTGGTCTATCCCATTGCGGAGGTTCCGCATTCCAATAAAGCTTTTTCTTCGCGCGAGTGGCTGCTACATAAGCAAGAAATCTATCTTCTTCGTTTCTGCCAATTCTTGTATCCATAACCACCACATTATCCCATTCCAAGCCTTTCGCGCTATGTATGGTTAAAACTTTAACAGTATTTGCTTCCATTTTTTCTTTTAGTTCTTGACGAGTTAATCCGCCTTGCTTAAAACCATCACAAGGAATTCCAGCATTAGTTAATTGCGCAATTATTGAATTTACTCTATCATTGCTTCTGCCTAAAATAGCCCAGTCTCCGTAGTTCGACATTTTTTTAAAACCAGTAATTAAGCTATCAACAGATAATCGTTTTTCAAAAACTTTTCCACCAGATACCTTTGCAATAGAGTCATCAATAATACCAGTTGGACGTATAAGTCTGCGCGCGAAAGATAAAATTTCGTCTCCATTACGATAATTCTCATTAAGAGAAATTCTTTTTACTCCATCTTGTCGCGCAAGAGTAAGCATATATTTTGAATCACCGTCATTAAACTGGTAGATATTTTGTCTTGGGTCTCCGACCACAAAAAAATTCGGTGGGTTAATCATACCAAAAATAAAACTAAACTGGTCGACATCACTATCTTGCGCCTCGTCAAGTAAAACCCAATCATAATGTCTAATGCATTTGGGATTCTCTTCAACAAGTTCAAAAAGTCTTTCAAACTTTTCCTGTTCAATTGCATCAGATGTATCAATTCCATATGCTCTAACAAAGCTATTTGCAAGAGAGTGGATAGTTCCAATAAATAAACCTGGTTTAAAATCTTCTGCTAGGCGCGAACGCATTTCTTCTGCCGCAAGATTTGTAAAGGTAATAACCGCCATTGCTTCTGGTTTTACACCAGAACGAAGTAAAAAGCGAACTCGCTCAGTTAATACTGCTGTTTTACCACTCGCCGCTGCAGACATAACAACTATTTTATTTTCTTTTGATTCAACTATTTCTTTTTGAAGTTTACTTAAATTCATTTTATCCGCCTCGTTTTTGATTTAAACCATAGTTCTTTGTATTATAAAAGTCAATGTAATAAGCTTCTCGCTCACTTAACTTATCTTTATCAACCTCTTCAAGTATCTCAAAAGTGTAATTCCATAAACCGTTTCTTTCCATATGAGTATGTAATGTAGAATGCGCCGCGCCTTCTAAACCACAAACTGTTTTTAGGTGGTTATTCCAACGAGTAGATATATCAGTGGTCTTTCCTATATACGCTTCGCCAGTTTTTAAATAAGTTATCTTATAAATACCACTAATCTTTTTTCCTTTTGTGATTCGCTTTATCATTTCCTGTACAGGGCGCCGAATATACAATTCCCAAATTAATTTTGAAATTGCTTCTCGATTGTTTAATCTCGGAATAATATCTTGTAAGACTTGAATGTCAGCTTGTTCTTTTTCTGTAACAACAATTCTATAAAAGTCTTGTTGTTCTTGAATTTCCTTTTCTCGAAGAATCGCTTGATTAACGCTTTCGCGCTGTATACGAAAATCTTCAAGCTACAATTTTATTTTAGAGACCTCAGCTTCACACTTTTCTTTTTCAGCAGAAAGTATATTGGCTAATTCTTCTTTCTTTCGTTCAAAAAGCATTTGATTTGCAGATACTTCTGCATTAATTTGAGCAAGCTATGATTGACGAAAAGCAATCATTTCATTTTCAAGACTCTTCTGCTTTTCAATTCTTTCTTTTTTAATTATTTCATCAAGTTCTTCTTGGCGCAGTTTAATTAATTCTTTATTAAGCCTTTGTTTTTCATAAATTTCATCAACTAAATTTTTTAATTTCTATTTTAATACTGCAACATCACTATCTAACAATTCAATTTTATCATCTTTTGCTTTCTAAATAAAATCTTCCTATTCTTTTATTTTATTAATATATTCCTATTCTTTCTACTTATGTTTCTTATTTCTACTATCTATATAAAATAAGAAACCTATAATTAAACAACCTATAATACTTATAAGAAATAATTCCATTATATTTTTCTCCTATTTTACTTTTCTTAATTATAACAAAAAAAGAGACAAAAATCAAATTTTGTCCCTTTCTTCTAAAAATTATTCTTCTTCATGAATATCTGGAATTACTTCCCATTGTATCATGCGCTTATAATACTTGGTAATATAACTGTTCCCACCTTGAGAGGTATAGTCTTTATAAAGTTCATCTAAGTTCTCTCTAACAGTTTGAGGAATTTTTCCTTCTATTTTATATGTATCATAAATCGCAATAATTCTCTAACGAAGCATATCCTTCGTGCTTCTATTGACCTTCTCTAACTCTTCTTTTAATTCCTTTTGAATTTTAATTAATTCATCTAATGGACTCTATAAATCTTCAAGGGTGGCGCATTTAATTTCTTTGAGATAGTTTTCTCTGTCACCCCTATATTTTTGTCGAGTTTCAAGGTCATGCTCTAGGAACATACCGGGAAGAAGTTCTGTTAAAATTGCTTTAATACGAATAGCCTCTTCCTTTAGTTCCTATTCTTTCCTTTGCTCTTCTCTTTTCTTAAAAAAATTGATTGGTTTACCGAACATTTTACAGATGGTGATTATGGCCGCGCAGACACCACCAATCAGTATAACCAAGTCGGCTAAATATTGAAAGTTGTCCATGACATACCTCCTCTTCTCTTTTTTAAAGTCATTTTTTAGAAGAGGAAGTATATTCTTTTGGGACCTTTATATAATCATTGTGATATCTATTTTTTACCAAAAATTTTGAGTTGAATATATCAAAATAGGAATTTAGCTTATCTATTTCCCAATAAGGAATACGAATCAATGTAATCTTGCGCGCAAGGCAAAAAGAATTTTTACGTCTGTCGCGCTCTTGTGCTTGGAGGAAGTCTTGGCGAGTTTTATGAAAATGGGGTACAATTTGGAAGTGTTGTACCCCATCGACTTCGATACAAGTGTTTATTTGAGGAAGAAAAAAATCAAAACGATATTTCCCATTTCGGAAATCCTAAAAAGATTTTTCTCGCTCAAAAGAATAAGGCGAACGTTGGAGAAGAGAAATAATTTTTTCTTCACCCTTACTCATTCTTCGATACCTCTCATTTTTTCCCAAGTGCAATCCTTAAAGTTGAGGTCAGGTCGGAATTGAATCATTTTTGCATGACGCAAGGCGCCGTCATCAGTGAACTGCATCGCGCTGACTTCAATGCAAACGCCTTTATACTTTGCGGGATTTGCTTTTATTTCATCAGTAAGCCCACTTAAATAACCAATTGGCACCACCTTATTCCCCTTAACTACACCAATTTCCAAACTGCCTGCCCAACCATTAAAGTAAGGTTTGGTAACTGCTTCAAGAGGGGCGCCATTATAATAGTCCTTATACAGCGCGCCTTCAACTTTTTCACCAGTTTGGAGATTTTCCCAATATTTCCAACTCTCAATTTCTTTGCCAGTATAGACACGAGTGGGAGGAGAAAAATGACCAGTAAAGAAGCAATCGATAGTTTCCTGCAATTCTTTCTTTACTTTAAGAGTCTGGCGCGCGGGACGTTTACCAGGCTGGTAACAGGTTCCTTTTTTGGTGATTACAATACCTTCACCGCCATTAGCGAGAGTCGCCTGAAGAAAATTCCATAATTTTTCGCCTTCAGCATATTCAGCAACTTGAATATAAGTTTCAAAAGATGTAACTACTTCTTCTACTATTTGACTTTCAAGATATTCAATTCTCTTTTCAATATTTTCCTTATATAGACTCTTACCATTCCAAGCCAATACATCAAAAACATAGTAGTGAAGCTTTTGACCTACTTCCTGTCGCTGATGGGCTTTCTCAAGCAAACATCCCATAATGGTTGTTACCTTATTGCTACCCTCGTTATTAGGAAAGTAGAGTTCACCAAGCAGGCAAGTGCCATTAGGTAAACTTTCAAAGAAAGAATGAAGTTGAGGAACCCAATCAATCTTATTCAAATAATCTCCACTTACGGATTTACTGCGCCCAAGCAACTCCATTGTACCATCGTCATGCTTTATAAATTTGTAGAATGCGCCGTCGATTTTTCTGGCACCAATATAATCGCCGCTAAAAATCATATTGCGTGTTTCAGCGCGAGCGTCCTTTTTATAACCAGAAGGAAACGACCAATATTTCTGATTCTCCATATTGTGAAAATCTACATTATCAATCATTTTATTTTCTCCTTTCACTTTCTATTATAATTATATCACTTTTTTCTAATTAAGTCAACAAAAGTTTTTGCGGCTATTTTCAAATGCTCAAGTGAATGGTTATTATCAATATAATAATCATATTCATATTCTAAAACTTTTGCATCGGCATGATTAGATGTTGCCTGTTTTTCTGCGCTTTGGCGCCGTATACATAAGGTCTTTGCGCCAGTGCGTTCAACAAATTTTTGAATTTCTTCTGGCTCTCGACACATTACAAATACAACGCCCATGTCTCTCAAATCAAACTGTCCCAAACCAAAAAAATGATTTTCAATTTCACACATTGTTTTGTGATAAGGAACATCGGCCCATTTTGTAAGCAAATCTTTTAAATCGCTTAAAAATTTTCTATTTTCTAAAGTCTTTGTGCCATCCCAGCCGCACTGTGCTGCGAGGTATTTCACAAAGTCCACAGTTGACACTTTCGCTCCATAAGGGCCTAATATCTCCAAACAAAAATCTACAAAAGTATCTTTACCACTGCCAGCACTCCCATTAACAATTATTATCTTATCCATTAAATTTTGCCTCCACAGCTAATTTATCTACAAAATTATTCCATTTATCATCTGTATGACCTTTTACTTTTTCAAACTTAAATCTTACATCATAAAAATAAGGGATTAGTTTTTCCCATAATTCACGATTAGCAACTGGCTGTTTTTTTGAATTTATCCAACCATTTCTTTGCCAATTTTCATACCAACGCTGTTTATAGCAATTAATACAATAAGCACTATCACTATAAACTAAAACAACATCAAAAGGTTCAAGGTCTGCTTCTACTCTTTCGCACCCCTGAATTAAGGCCATTAATTCACAATAATTATTGGTGGCTGGTGATACCATATAACTTTCATAATCATATAACTTATCGTTCGCCAATAGCGCCCAAGCATATCCACCACGTGAATCTTCATATCCATTGTTAGAAGTCGCACCATCTGTGTATAGCTTATAAATCATTTTTTTTCCCCTTTTTAATATTAAAGAAACAATCATATGCCGCTTCAAGCATTTCTCTTCCATTTTCTTGACCGCGACAAGTAAAATTAATTAAATCTTCTATCTGAATATAATCAATATATCCAATTTTGGCAATTTTTATTTTTTCTTTCTTTTTCCAATTGTAAAAAAATAGCCTAATTAAATTTGTTTTTCCTACATTAATACTAACATCAGAAAAAGCTCGCATTTGTTCTGCTATTTTTAATACACATAAATGCGCCTTATCGTTAAAATTAATTCTATCAAAATTAATTTCACCATTACTATTCTTACTTAAAGTAAATAGATTAACTAATACAGCATTAGTTAAATAATCCATTTCTTTATAATCTTTTTCACTATAATTCATAATTATTATTTATTCTCCTTTCGTTTACTTTCTTTTATTATACCACAATTTTTTTTAAAAATCAAATTCCGAAATTCTTAAAGTCCCCACAGACCAAACCTACTTAAAAATAGCGAGTGAGGGAGGTATCTATGCAGTTTACACGAACTTTAAAACGAGGTATGACTGGCGCAGATGTCTTTTATATCAAAGAAAAATTATTTAACCTTGGTTATTATGATGATTCTATAAAAGATATCAAGAGTAAGACCTTCGGCAATGATACTGTTGAAGCTGTAAAAAAATACCAATCAAAGAGAAAATCTCTCACAGGAAAAACTTTCGTAATTAACGGACAAATTAATAAAAATGTCTGGGAAGCAATCGAACAGGATGCTTTATCTCTGGAAAAAACTCACTATACTCGCGAACTTAAATGGGGTATGAGCGGAAAAGATGTTCGATACATGAAAGATTGCCTCTTTGAGCTAGGTTATTACTCACTTAGTGTAACTGCCATTAAGCGAGATTCTTTTGGAAGTGATACAAAAGTCGCAGTAAGAAACTTTCAAGAGCAAAATAACCTAAAAGTTACTGAAACGATTAATAAGGTAACTTGGGACGCAGTTGAAAAAGCTATGGTTAAACCCGAAAAGGAGGAGCCTGGCTTATTAGATGAATTTGTTCACATTGCTGTCGATAAAAGAAAAGCAATTGAAAAAGAACTTGAATCAGTAAGCGAAATTAGAAGAGCTATCTGCTTAGAATTGCTTGATTACGCATACGATAAGGACGTCCCTGGGGACAAACAACCTCGCGCGCTGTATGTGTATGGAGCAAATCTTTATGATAAAAATGGTCAAATAAATTATGCAGATGCAAAAGAAATTGAACGGCAAGCTAGTATTTATCCTGGCTACTTTAATGGAGGCAGAAAAGAATGGATGCTTGCGCAAATAAAACGCTCTTCAAAATTACCTGCTGCTGATTGTTCTGGCTCTGTTGTTGGTTATTTGAGAAAGCATAAGTTGGTAGCAGGGGCATATGATGCAACTGCTAATTATTTGTGTAGCAGTTCGGCCTCTGCGGCTATTAATAAGTCTTCTTTAAAACCTGGAGATTGGGTTGGAAAGAATGGCCATATTGGAACTTATGTTGGCGGCGGCTACGTTGTAGAATTCTACGGCGGCGCGCAAGCTTGTCAACTAACCGACTTAAATAATAGGCAGGGTTATGATTTTGTCTCAGACAGAGTAACCAAAGGCGATGCTTGGACAAAATTCAGAGACCCAAAATATTATTAAAGGAGGATTAAGTTATGGAAATGCTAACATTAATTGTGACGCTTTCTACTGTTATGTGGTATATTATTGATAGACTAAAAGTTCTATGGTCTAATTGCTCTTTTGGAAAATATATCACAATGGCAGTTGCAGCAGCTTCTGCGTCTGGTATTGTCTTTAGTTACGGCTTAGACATTATTTGCGCAATTGGTATGGTTGCTGAACCAACTATAGCAGGACAAATTCTTACCGCTTTCTGTTTAATGGGAGGCAGCTCTGCTATTTCTGAAATCGTAACGAAGATTAAGGGTAGTTCTCCTGAAGTAGAATAATTTTTATTAAGGAGGTGGTTTTAGTGCCTTACATTTTAAGAAAAGTTGGTAATACTCCTAATGTACCGACAAAGTATTTCGAGTGCGACAATGAATCAGATATTTCTTTGATTAGTGTAATAGGTGTGCCTATGGGCAGTGAGTGCTATGTAATTAATACTGGCGCCACTTATGTCTTAAATAGTTTCGGTGAATGGAAGCTAAAACCCACATCTACCTCTGGCGGTGGAAGTGGTGGCGGTGGAGACACACCTGGTAGTGGTGATATTATCTATGACGGAGGAGAGGAAGAATAATGGCTGAGGTTATTAAAACTACTTTTCAACTTCGTCGTGGTAATGCAGCCGTATGGGCAAAAAATAATCCTGTACTTAGCCGCGGCGAGCCTGGTTTTATAATTGATGAAAATCGTTTAAAAATCGGTGATGGTGTAACTGCCTGGAATGATTTACCTTATATTGGAGAGGATAATGTTATTAATGCTTTAACGCATTATGATTTCCCTTCAATCGGAAAGGCAAACACGATTTATAAAGCAGAGCAGGAAAAGCTTCTCTATCAATGGAATACTGAAAGCTTAAAATATGAACCTCTAACCACAGGGGAAAATATTTAGGAAATACAACTAATTCATGGAGGAAATGCTAATGTCTCAGCTTAATACAAGAATTGTTCTTCGTAACGACAGTTCTGCTAATTGGCTTGCGGCGAAAGACCAAGTTCTTTTAAAAGGCGAAGTTGGCTTCGAGTTCCAAGAAAGCGGAAAAGTTAAGATGAAAGTTGGCGATGGAGTAAAATCCTGGGAACAACTTGAATACTTTGGCGGCGAAGAACTTTCTGGTGACGGAAAATCAATTTTAATTAAAGACAAAAATATTCAACTTGTTGGGTTTGAAGACGCAGAAGTTGGCGCACATTTAGTGAAGGGAGAAGATGGAGAAGTTGTTTGGGAGTTGCCAAACACTGATACTGTTGAAGACCTGGCGAAAAGAGTAAAAGCTTTAGAAGATAAAGTAGCAACTGTTTATAACTTCCGCGGCAGTGTTGATAATTTTTCTGACCTATCAACAGAAGACAATGAGATTGGTGATGTTTATAACATCAAAAACCCCAGTGTTGCTGATAATATCGAAGCCGGTGATAACGTTGCTTGGACCGGTACTGAATGGGATAAACTAGCAGGTATTGCTGACCTAAGCAATTACGTAACAAATGACGTAGTTGAAGAAATTCAGCAGGATGTTGCGGCCATTATGGAAGATTATGCTTCCAAAGAAGAAGTCCGTGAACTTTCTAGCCTAAACAAATATGAGATTTTAGATGCTCCCGAAGGAACATTAGTCGATATCGGTGAAAAAGAAATCCGTATTATGTGCCCTGCTGATGCCGATTATCACAAACAAGCAGTTGGCCCAGGCGGCGACCCAAATGCTTATTATGTCACTTTAAGAACTTATGCTCCCAATGAGGAAGCAGTTGGTTATAAAGAAAACTTAAATGGAAATGAAGACCCAGAGATTCTATATGACCTAAAGGAAGATGCTTATGGAAGAAAGTTCCAGCCCACATGGTTAGCTGTTGCTAAGTATGATGAAGCTTCTGATTCTTGGAGTTATTATGGAGACCAATCAAGTCTTCAGAGATATATCGGTTATAGCTATCGAATCGATTGGTATAATGCCGATGGATTAAAAATTGCTTCTGATTCCATTAGAATCAACCTAAGCAATGATGAATGTCACTATGCAATTGAGCCTTATTATATGGCTTCAATTAATGTCAATAAACTAACTCAAACTGAGGGAGAATATGTAATTTTCTACGGTGGCTCCGCAACTGATAACATCTAAGGAGGTCACCGATAATGATAAATGCAGTTCTAAGACTAAGACGTGATAATGATTACAATTATGCGAAGATAAAGGATACTTTTATTCCTGCAAATGGTGAAATTTGTCTAGTTGATACTGCTAGAAATGGTCTTCGCGCCGTATGCGGCGACGGAGTAAGTACCTTTGGCCATTTAAAGTTTATGAATGACTTTATTCAGCAAGGGTATTATAAAGAAGATAACTTCTACGAAGACGCCGACTGCACAATATAGATTCTTGCTTATACAACAAGACTCTACATCGACTTGAAAACAAGTCAACTTTATTATTTTAACGGCGAGAACTATGAGAAACTAAATAAAGATTTAAATTTAGCCTCAGAAGAGCTTGCTGGAGTTATGAAGTTATATTCAACCACTGGCGACAATGAAGATGGCACAATGACACAAAGAGCCATTACAAAGGAGCTTAGTGAAAAGTTTGAATTAACGATAAATGCGGATGAAGAATTAATTATCTTCACCCAAGACTAAAAAAAATGATTTTTTGGAGGAATTTTAAAATGGCTTTAGAAATCCTAAACGCAAAGAAAGTTGAAGCTAACGGACTACTTTCCAAAATTCAAATTGGTGGAAAGACTTATGAAGTAAAAGACGTTATTGCTCGTGAAAGTATTGAATCTATTTCTGCTGACCTTGCTGCTCTAAGTTATGTACAGAAAGACGGCGTATTTGAAAGCGATACAAAAATTAAGGAATATGTTGACGCTCAGGTCGGTTCCATTAATAAGTTTGACGTAGTAATTGGCACAGCTGGCGACGATGGCAAACCTAATGTTGCTGCTTCTGCTGATACAATGTATAAGCTATACCTAATCCAGAATGCTGACTCTGCTGCTGGTGAGTACGTTGAGTATATCACTATTCGTTCTGGTGCGGAAGGCGCTTATACCTATACTTGGGAAGCTATCGGCTCCACCAAGATGAGCCTAACCGGTTATGTAACTGAGACTGCTCTAAATGAAGCTTTAAAACCCTATCAGTTAAAGAGCGAACTTGGCGATCTAGCTTACAAAGACAGCGCCGCCGGCACCGTTGCTGGCGAGACCATTACTGGCGTAAAGGCTACTGGTCAGTCTGCTGGTTCCATCACTGTTGAACTTGAACAGTCTGAGCAGGCTGTGAACTCTACTGGTAAGTTCACCCCTGCTGGTAATGTAACTGGTACAGTTGCGGTAGATGGTGAAATTGCTGTAACTGCCAAGTATGCTGCTGCTGATGCTACTCTAACCAAGGGTGATTATACTCCTGCTGGTACTGTTTCTGCTGACTTTACTCATGCTGCTACTCCTGCAACTCTAACCAAGGCTGATTACACTCCTGCTGGCGAAGTTTCCGTTGCTCTATCCGGCGCGACCTTCAATGCTATCACTGGTGTAGGTACTCAGGCTTCCTTCAAGGAAGGTGCTTTCACCGCTGCAACTCTTGATTATGCTGCTGCTGATTATAGCGTAGCTAAGGAAGGTATCGTTGGTACCGTTGACGACAATGAAACTCTAGTATTTACTGCTGCTGGTCTTGAAGCTATTTCTGCTTCCAAGATTAACGCTTTCAATGGTGGTTCCAAGGCTGCTGACGAATTCACCGCTAATAGTCTACCCACTATGGCTGAGCAGGTAGTAGGCGTACAGAGCGCTTCCTTCACTGGTATTAAGGCTGCTGAAGCTCTAGTAACTGGTGTTTCCTATGATAAGGCTGCTCTAGCTAACCTTGCTTTCGCTGGTACCAAGGCTGAAGGCGCGCTAGTCACTGGCGTTTCCTATCAGAAGGCCGATATCGATGCTGCTACCTTCACTGGTAAGACCGTTGATATCAATGCTGCGTTCGCTGGCACTGAAGCTGACGTTGCCGTTGCTGGTACTTGCCACGATTACGCTGTTAAGACTGCTCAGTTCAATCCTGCTGCTATCGAAGTTGCCGTAGGCGATATCGTAGTTGCTGAGAAGAATGTTACTGTTCAGTAATCTAACTCACTCAGTTTTAACTAACTAATTAAATAATAGAACAAAAGGCCTCTCCTCTACATAGGGGAGAGGCTTTTTAAATACAATGCGTGAGGAGTTTAAAATGGCAAAGAAAAATCCTGCAATTATTAAACGAGACACAAAAGAAAATTGGCTTAAAGCCAACTACATTCCAAAAGAAAATGTAATTATTATAATGGATAATCCAGATAATTCAATCAGTTTAATGATTGGAGATGGAGAAACCAATGTAAATGATTTACCTGATATGCTTAGTGTAACTTCGCTATCTCGGGCGACAGTTAATAACCAAGAAATTTTGGTTTTATAAATTTGACAAAACCTATACTTTATGGTATAATAACAGTATAGGGATTTAATATTGAATGTAGAAGTTGAATTTGAAAAGAGAATTTAATTTTTTGCCTTCAATAATTTGAAAAAGATAATTAAGGAGGCTCATACAAATGGCAAGAATTAAACAAATTAAATTGCCTAATAATGAAATCGTCTACGATATTTATGACGCTGCGGCGCCACATAATTTAGTAGATGGTACGACCTCAGGTTCTTTACGGGGAATAAATACTGCTAGTGAAGATGAAAGTTATTCCCTTGGTGAAAATGCTTTTGCAATTGGAAACGGTACCTTTGCAAAAGGAAAAAATTCATTTGCTTCTGGTTTTGGTACCACTGCTTCTGGTACGCATTCCCACACAGAGGGTTATGAAACGGAAGCTACTGCAGCAGCCTCGCACGCGGAAGGCTATGATACTCATGCGACTGCAAGATATGCTCACGCAGAAGGAGCGAGTACAACTGCTTCTGGTAATAATTCCCACGCGGAAGGTAACAACACCACTTCTTCAGGTCATTATTCTCATGCTGAAGGAAATTTTACAACTGCGGCAGGTGGTTATTCCCATGCAGAAGGCAATTATTCCAGTACAAATGAAAATGCAACTTATGCGCATGCTGAAGGTAGTTACGCTCAAGCAAATGCAACTGGCGCGCACGCTGAAGGCCAATATGTTGAAGCAAATGGCGTTTTTAGTCATGCAGAAGGCTCTTATACTATTGCAGATTCATTACATCAGCATGTGCAAGGTAGATATAATATTGCTGACGCAAATAGCACTTTTGCCCATATTCTTGGTAATGGCGATGGGTCAACTCGTTCAAATGCTCATACAGTAAAATGGACTGGCGAGGCTTGGTTCCAAGGAGATATTTATACTGGCTCTACATCAGGAACAAATCAAGATGAAGGAAGCAAAAAGGTTGCAACCGAGAATTATGTAGATGAAAAAGTCGCTGATTTAGTCAATGCGGCGCCAGAAACTTTAGATACTCTTGGAGAGTTAGCTGCTGCTTTTCAAGAAAATGAAGAAGTTGTTGATGTATTAAATGAAGCCATAACAAAAAAGGCCGATGTTGAATATGTTGATGCTCTATATCAAAAGTTAAGTTCGAATACAGTATTAGGGTTTTATTGTATTGAAGATGTAACAATTATTACCAATGGTATTTCTAAAGTATATCCAGCTAATTCAAATGTTGAGATAACTTTTGTAGAAGATGATGTATTTGAAATTGTTCCAACATCGGATAATTCAATTTTATCCTTAACCGCCTTTCCTGGTGCGCTAGGGACATATTATTCTTGGTTGGAAGGTGTTAAATAGTTTTCAAATATCTTATTTGATATGAATAATGAAGCCATGTACTCAAAATGGAGTCAGGGCAACCAAGGTTCATATCAAGTACAATTCGCGCAGTATATAAACTGTATCTTTTGGAGCGATAATTCTTACATAAGTGATGTTACCAGAAGAACAAATTATACGCTATATTATACATCTCAATTACCATTATGCTATTCAACTATTCCTGATAATACATTTAAATCTTTTTATCTCGCTTTTAATGTAAACAATGACCCTAACTGGGGAAATAAAACATATCGAGATAGTTTTGCAAAAGCAACATGGGCGACGCAGGTGTTTAGTTACTATGGTGCCAGAACAATAGGTATTTTTGGTCACGATGACCCTGATTTCAATATTACTCTGCCCAGTGACTGTCGAGGACTAATGTGTGAAGCAACCGCTATTGAAAATGCTGGTACTTTTGA